ATATGCAAACCGCATGGGCAATGGTGATGAAGCGTCTGGGGACGGGTGGAAATTCCGAGGACGGGGGGCGCTCCAATTAACTGGAAAATTTTCGTATCAGGCATTTGCTGATTACATTGGCCGTCCTGACATCATGACCAACCCAGACATTGTGGCAACCGAGCTTTGCTTTGAGAGCGCCCTTTGGTTTTTTGACCGCAACAAGCTTTGGGGCATCTGCGACCAAGGCACAGGGGACGGCGCAATACTTGCGTTGACAAAGCGCATTAACGGCGGAACGCATGGCCTAGATGACCGCAAGTTGAAAACAAGGAAGTATAAGCAATGGCTTTAATTCCTAATCCAGTAATGCTTTACGCATTAGGCGGCGCTCTTATTCTTGGTGCAGCCTCTGGCTACAAAGTCCGTGATTGGCAGTGCGATGCAGCTTTTGCAAAGGCGCTGGAAAAGGCTGAAAAGCTGCGTGTCAAAAAACAAGAGGTAGTAGACAATGTTTCACAAACCTACGAATCCGAACGAAATCAAGCCGATGTCGTGGCAACCGAACGAACCAACACCATTCGTGAAATATACAAAACGGTTCCTGCCATTGCTCCTGATTGCTCTGCTCCTGATGCTTTGCGCGGGTTGCTCGAAAGCAGTGTCCGTGACGCCAATGCCACTGCCGCCAGCGAACCTAGCGTCAAAGTGCCAAGCACTGCAAAATCCACCAATGGTATTGATTGACCCAGAGCGTGCGCTTTGGGAGGCTGATATCATTGCAAAGTATACAGATTGTAGTGTAAAGCACCATTTGACAGTTAAGGCATGGATTGATGCTGCATCTATAAAATAACTTAGATGCAAACATGATTGTCCGAAAGGCAAGCCAATGGCTTTTGCATTACAAGTTGACGAAAAGCTGTTTGAATATTGCACGCCTCGCCAACGCGAGATGCTGGAAGCAATTAACCTACATGGAAGCGCAAAGGCTGCATCACTAGCTTTAGGCATTAATGTGGGTGCGGCAAGTGACGCTTACATTGCAGTCAAAAAGAAAGCAGCGCGTTTTGGCTATGCACCAGAGCATGATTTCACCCGACCTGTCCCTGAAGGCTATGTAGCTAAGGGCGTCAGCACCTATTATAATGCTGAAGGCAAAGCGGCAGGACAATGGGTAAAGGCGTCACTAAGCCATGAGGCGCTTGTGGAGGCCATGAAGGAGGCAGTAGAGGGCTTTAAGGGTGAGATAGACCCAGCAAGCCCTATCGTTGCTCCATCGGCTTCTGACGAGCATCTGTGCAACCTTTATACGTTCACTGATTATCACCTTGGGATGCTGGCATGGCATAAAGAGGGTGGCAGTGATTGGAATGTATCTATTGCAGAAAAAACTATCGTTGCTGCTTTGGCACAAATGATAAATCAAAGCCCAAAGGCTCACACGGCTGTCTTAAACATCCAAGGCGACTTTCTGCATACTGATGGCAAGACGCCAGTAACGCCAGCGTCAAAGCACGTTCTGGATGCTGACAGCCGCTTCCCTAAGATACGCAAGTCGGCAATTCGCGTTATCCGCTCTCTGGTAGCAATGTCTTTGCAGCGCCATCAGGAAGTGCATTTGATTATAGCAGAAGGCAATCACGACGAAGAAAGTGCTGGCTGGCTGTCAGACTTGTTTGCGGTGCATTACGAAGAAGAACCGCGCATTAGTGTTAGCGATGCTGTCTTGCCCTTCTACGTCTTTGAATGGGGCGCTACCATGCTTGGCGTTCATCATGGGCACAAGGTCAAGAACGAGAGCCTACCGCTGCTGTTTGCGGCACAGTTTCCGCAAGAATGGGGCAGGACTACCCGCCGTGAGATACATTGCGGACATCGCCACCACAGGGACGAAAAAGAGTATAACGGTGTCACGGTAGTGCAGCATCCAACCTTAGCTGCTAGGGACGCTTATGCCGCCCGTGGTGGCTGGATTGCAGACCGTGCGGCATGGGCTATAACTTATCATAAAAGGTTCGGCGCTGTTGGTCGCGTAATGATTACCACCGAAATGCTTGACGTAAATTAACCCCACCAATCATCTTCCATCTCTTTGCGCTCTTGCGCGGTTGTTTTTGGTGCGGTTGCAAGTAAATAAGCCGTTAAGCCCAGCAGCCCCATGATTATAAAGAGTAATGGCGTATCGCTAGTCATTTGCTTTTTCCCTTTATTTCTACTTTCGTTTACCATTTTGCCTATACGCATGATATGCTGTTGTGCGGTTTCTCTCACTTGCCTTACTCTTTATCCAAGTCTGGTTATGAACGTAACACCATTCACAGTGCGGCACTTAAAGCATTTGCCATGTCGTATCGCATACTGTGACACATTTCGGCTAGTGCGCTTTGCCCAACCCTTTTCGGTGGCTGGCATAGTTTCTACATCACCGACAACCATTCTCCCCATTGGGTATGTCATTGGGCGGCTCATTTGCTCTGTGCCTTTTCTTGCTCTGCGCGTCTTTCGGCATATGTCTTGCCGTCTAAGCCTCTAAGCGGCCATGCGCTGTCTGATGATACACGGTAGGTCTTGCCCATAGGGGCTGCTTGTTTTGCCTTAATCATCTGCCAATACCTCTGGTGCTGGTTGCAAGCCTTCCATGAACTTTGCCCACACTGCTAAAGCGCCTTTTATGAATGGGCCATCATCCTGCTCACCATCTCTAATCTGGCGGATAAATTCTACATTGCCGTGCGTCATCTCTACATGGTCAGCAACTACACTTCTAAGCTCTACCAATGTCATTTTAAAATACCTTTTCTGTTACCAGCATAATTATCAATAGCGTGAGCCATGCGGTCACTGCCCAAAATTGAAGCTTTGTTACTTTAGTCATTTTATGCTTCCCGTTGAATGTAAAGTGCTTCTTCAAGCAATTCGTTTTGAATGTCGCGTAATTGGTTAAGCCGTGCGTAGTGCTTATCGCGGTCTGCAATGCATTGGCTAAGGTCGTTTGGATAGTCACGGCCATTTGGCGTTACCAGCTTGAGAATTTTGATGGCGCTTTCCAGTGCGTCGATTGCATCAATGCGGCCTCGCATTAAATCTTCTTTGCTTGAGCCGTTAATATTAATGGTTGGCTTAATCATGCTGCATACTCCACATAAACGCCGCGCATTTCAGCATCACCATGCCAAGGACGCTTTACTTGAATTGTGCGGCCATCAAGCGCAATAATATTTTTTGCGATTTGATTTGGCGAAAGAAAATACATTGCCAGCGCGTTTTTGCATAAGCCAGTAAGAGCTTGGACTTCTGTTTGTGGAATATCGTATGTCATTATCAGTCTCCTAAATGGCGGGATTATTCCCTTGCTGATGCCCTCTTATAAAAGCGCATTTTGTAAAATAAAAGCGTTTTTTTCATATTATGCAAAAATAATGGCGGGAAGCGCATTGCCACCCGCCATCTGGCTTAGAATAACGTGGGTTGCAAAGAATATTGCCACCCGTATTTTTTGATAACCGCCATTAGGCTTTCTTTAGTTAGCGTATGATGCCCAGCCTTTAATTGCGCTTTCAACAATGCTTCAGAACCATGTATGATAGCCTGATTGCTTTGCCTGTAACGAGTTTCTAAATATTCAGACGGAGCTGGAATATTCCTCATGCGCTTTGGCAATTCAGGGCGCGATTTAGTTATCATATTTGCTAACCTCAAAATGGCGCATCGTCTAACTCATCCCATGATGAGCCATCCGTATGCTTGATTGCAACAGGCGCACCAGCTTCAGAACGTGGCGCTGTATCAATGCTGCCAACTCGCACATTGAACTGTGGCTTGCCTTCATATTCGTCGTGCGTAAGCTCGCCAGATACAAAAACCTTAGTGCCTTTCTTTAAGCTGCCAGCAAACACTTCCGCTGCCTTGCCCCACAAGCTGCAACGATACCAAACACTGCCAGCATCTTTGCCAAAGCCATTCTTTACGCCAACATTAAAGCTAAGAACCTTGCTGTCGCGAGTGTCGCGCAACTCAGCATCCTTGCCAATGTTTCCAGATATTGTGATATTCTGCATAATATTCCCCTTAGCCGCCTAGTGCGTTCATGTATGTTTCAAGCAGGGCTTCGTATTCTGCCCGTTCGTGGTTTTCCATCTTACGAAGGCGTATAACGGCACGCAAGATTTTAACGTCATATCCGTGCGATTTTGCTTCGCCGTAAATGTCTTTAATGTCATCTGTAACGCTTTTCTTTTCAATTTCCATGCGTTCAATGCGCTCAATCAACAGGCGCAACATATCGTCGGTATTATCACTCATATTCTTCACTCCATTTTATATTATGCTTGCTTGCGTATGCGTAAATAAACTCAATCAAGTCTGACATCTCTGGCTTGGTTAGCCTTGATGTTCTAAACCCTATCGGGAAGGGCTGGTTATCCAACCCCATCTCAAATTTAACTTCATGCCCTAGTGCTGCCATAAAGATGCATTTCCACACTTCTGGTATGTGCATTCTGCCTTCTGGTTTTGCTCGACTAATATCAGATAGCATGGCCCACATTTTTGCATTCTGGTCATCGCTGCGCTTGGCGGCACTGACTTTGACAACTGCATCTACTGGAGCATGGTCGATAAGCTGGTGGGCTAATCGTCTTTGATGCTCACCGCGAAGCCAGACTGTTTGAGTCATACAGGTGGACTTTCGCCACTATGCGGAACTAAATGAGCCCCGTTCTGAATAGCATCCGCTGCATACTTACAAGCTTCTGCGTGCCAGTCGTGCTTACCCTTGGTTGTGCCATAAAATTTAGCCCAGCTTTTATGAATAATTTCTGTTTCTCGCAAATAAGCAACAATGGCTGCACGTTCTTGTTCTGCGATATTCATGATTGCGCCTCCTTAATCTCTTTTGCTTTTGGACTAGCTTTGCAAAACGCCTCAATCAAGCCTTCAATGTCAATGCCTTTCCAGAAGGTCTGCTCACCAACTGTATGCTGTTGATTGTGATGATTGCGGCATAATGGAACTACTCGCCAATCATTTGGCTTTTGTCCCATGCCTGTGCTGCTTCCAAAGCGGACATGGGCGCATTCAATAGGCATTTCTTCACAGCCATTAATACAGCAATGAAATGACCTAATAAAATTTAGATGCCCTTGTGACCGCCACCTTGCCGTGCGCCTTGGCTTCTTGGCAATGCGGTTAGGCAGCATTTTCTAGCTCTAAGGTATATTCAGCAATAAGAAGTGGCTCACCAAATCTATTAACCACTTCAATTCGCTTGGTATCTATTTTATGGCCTTCCTGCCGCAAGTCATAAATCACGGCGCTAAGGCGATAAATGCCAAGGTCGCGCCATGCTTCTAATGGTTGAATTGTGCCTTTTTCTTTAAGGTGCGATAAAACTCTATCCATTTGTGCCATTATGCGTCTCCAATTTCATTTAGTTTTTTTACGTCAGCTTCTACCTCTGAAAGAAACGTGCTGACTTCCGCTTCCAAGATTGCCAGCATATCGTTGTCACGCTCTACCCGCTGCACATAAAGCGTAAGGTGGTCTGGCATTCGTGGGTCGAAACTCACAAAGTCACACCACTGGCGGTCAGCACAGGCCATCTGCCATTGCATCTGCAAAAGATACTTATGGGCAACCTGATTGCTTTTTAGCGTTTCGATATGCGTGGCTGAATTAGGGCACTTAATCTCTAAGCACCCATTATCATCCACAAGCCCGTCAGGGCTGGCGTGAGAGCCAATAATGGTCGGGTGCTTATACAAGCCCACCTCAACCACATTACGCCCTGTAAGAAAGCTATAGGCTATTCTGGCTTCTTCCTCTTTTTCCACTCCCCATAACATTGCTGCACTGGTAAAGCTTTCTTCTTGCTGGCCTGTTAGCCGTTCGACCACCAGCTTGGCGCGAAGGTTAGCGCGTGACGCTCCCCAGCCTGATTTTGTCTTAGCTAGAGCGTCTGCTAGTTGGGAAGCGCCAAGGCTTCCACAACGTGCTGCAAACCATTCTGCGCTGCGTTGGATAATAGCTGCGTCTGTCATGCCAGCTTCTTTTCTAATGCAGACTTAACTATATCGAAGCGGCTTTCTTGCAATTCCGCAAGTGCGTCGATTTTATAATGCTTACAGAGTAAGGCTTTGTCGGTGTTGGTCTTGTCTACTAAGGCTTGCAATTCATCAAACTGCGCTTTGCTAATAAACTTATCCCGTGGCGCTGGTTCGCTCTTGCCTGTCGTAGCATCTAAAGCGTCATGCTCGACGATGCAAAGGGCTGCTGTCCAGAGGTATCGGGTGCTGTATGTCTCGCAAGCACCAATGTTTTGTATTTCGTGGCAACCTTTAAGATTAGCAGAACCCATTGGGCTATGAATGATAACTTGCGTGCCATCTTCAACATCGACAATGTGCATTGAAGCTGTGGTTTCGGAAAAACTGATAATAGCGCACAACCCGACATCGTTAAAAATGCGAAGGGCGGGAATTACAAAGTCCGATAGCTCAAAATATTTGTAACCCGCAAACGTGTTATGACCTGACTTTTTAAGCGGTAAAGCATGGAAGGCAACTCGTGCCTCATTGATTTTTTTATGCACTGGCATT